ATTGCCGAGGCTGCTGGCGCGCTACTTGATGCCGTGACTGAGGCCCCCACCGAATGAAGCTTCACCTGCGCGCCGCTTGGAATGCCTTCCGGGGCTATGCGGCCGCGCAGGAGAACCGCGCCTCGGCCTGGTCGCCCTCGGGCGGCAGCGCGAATGGTGAGATCGGTATGGCCGCTGCCAGCGTCGCGCGGCGCGCGCGCGATGCTGTGCGCAATGACCCCTATGCCGCGCGCATCGTGGATCTTTGGACCGGCAACGCGGTCGGTGCTGGCATCACGACGCGTTGGCCGGAGACGGCGCATCGCAATGCCTGGCAGGCCTGGGCGGAAAGCTCTGCCTGCGATGCTGAGGGCAAGCTAGATCTCTACGGCCTGCAGGCGCTGGCCATGCGTGCCGTCGTCGAAAGCGGTGAATGCTTCATCCGGCTGTTGAGCGTGCCTACATCGCCGCGGAACCCGATCGGCCTCAGCTTGCAGGTGCTGGAAAGCGATCACCTGGATACCGCGCGCAATGGCGTGGTGAATGGCGCGCCGACCATCCAGGGCATCGCGCTTGGGAATTTTGGCGAGCCGATTGGCTATTGGCTATTCCCCACGCATCCCGGCGCCTGGATGCTGCCTGGCGCGCGGCTGGCGAGTAATTTCATCCCCGCGCGCGATGTGCTGCATGTGTTTCGCAAGCGCCGCCCGGGACAATTACGCGATGTCTCTTGGCTTGCGCCCGTGCTGCTCCGGCTGCGTGACCTTGGCGACTATGAAGCAGCACTGCTGATGAAGGCCAAGATCGAGGCCTGCCTCGCCGCCGTGGTCACTGATGATGGCGAGGAAACGCTGACCAAACCGAGCGACGCCAACCCTGGCCTGCTACGCGACGCGCAAGGCCGTGCAGTGGAAAGCTTCGAACCAGGGATGATCCTCTACCGGCGTGGCCAGGGTGATGTAAGTGTGGTGAACCCCTCCGGCGGTGGGTCGCATACCGCCTTCGCGCGACGCTCGCTTGAAGCCGCCGCTGTCGGTGCTGGTCTGACATACGACCAGGTCTCCGGCGATTTGACCCAGGCGAATTACTCGAGCCTCCGCGCCGGCAAGATCGAATTCCGCCGGCTGTGCGAACAGGTGCAATACGGCATGCTGATCCCAATGCTGGTGCGGCCCATCGCCGAGCGCTTTCACGCGCAAGGCGCGCTGGTCGGGCTTTGGGGCGATGCGATGCCGAAAGGTGTCGCGCATGTGCCGCCGGCGCATGAAATGATTGACCCACTGAAGGATACCACCGCACTGATCGCCCAGGTGCGCGCCGGCTTTGTGCCGCAGCCCGAGGCCGCCGGCGCCTTTGGCTATGATTTCCGCTCGGCGGTCGAGATGATCCGCGAAGCCAATGCCGCACTGGATGCGGCGGGCATCTCGCTTGATACCGATCCTAGGCGCGTCGCCAAATCCGGTAGTGCGCAGGACGCGGCGCAAATGGCGGCGGTGGAAATCGCCGCCACTGGTGCAGCGGGAGCGCAAGCCTATTCTGCTGAAGCGCCCACGGCTTCGGCACCAGCGCCAGGATAAGGGAGCACAGCCTCTGGCGTGCACAAGCTTGGATCAAAGGCTGGCAGCCCGACATATTCTTGGGCATGGCTTCCTTCATGGTTATCCATACCAGGCTTCGTCAGCCGAACTTTCGGTTCTGCGTAACTATTGATCTGTCTCTTGGGTCTCTCATGCCATTGCAGATTGAATGCCCAAAGCTTCGGGAAAAAGCGCATTTTCGAATAGGGCAGATGGTCATGGATCCACCACGCAAGCTTCCGCCATTCTCCTGGCTGCTGGTACCGATCATGGAACCATGGAACTACGATACAGGCGGTAGCACCCATGCAGCCATCACTATCCCGCTTATCCCAGATATGGGCCGCATAATTCGCCTCATTCGACGCACAGTTATGACCTTTTTTGTTCCCTTCCTCATTCACCGTCTGCGAGCGATAGGCGGATCTGATCGCAATTCTACCGAAGTGATTCTGAATCGGTTCCAGTAATTCCTGGCAAAGGCGTTTGCCTGCCTCGATAGCAAGATCGGGATCGTCAGGCACGTTCCGGATGCCGTATATCTGCGCGATGTCGGAGTAAAGAAAATCCCTCATGAAAAAAGATTTGGATAGTCGCACCCGACCAAAATTCTCGAGCGCCTCCACTGACATTGGCTTTTGCATTCGGATGACCCCCTCCTTTTTGACTGCCTCTCAGTTCGCCGCACTTCAGCAATGTGCGCAAGACCGTACCCTTCTCCCTTGCCGCCGGACCCAAGATTCTTAAGCCATTCCCCGCTCCAGGGGCGTAGGCGCCAGCTTCCTTACAGGAGACTCAATGACCGAAACCACTGACCCGGGCGGGAGCGAACCCGCGTCGGCTGATCCCGCGTTGTCCGATCGACTTCCCCCCGATGGGCAATCGATCACCGCCCGCCGCGCCATCACCGCACCCGCCACCGTGGACCGTGCCGCACGCACGGTGGAGGTCGTCTGGTCCACCGGCGCGCGGGCGCGGAACTTCGTGCCCTCGCTCGGCGGTATCACCGAGGAGTTGGACATGTCGCCCAATGCGGTGCGCATGGCGCAGCTTCGCTCCGGCAATGCGCCGGTGCTGAACACGCATCGCAGCAGCGATGCACGCGATGTGCTGGGCCGCGTCATTGCCGCGCGGTTGGAAGGCGGGCGCGGCCATGCGCGGCTGCAATTCTCTGGCGCTGCCGATGTGGAACCGCTCTGGCAGCGCATTGCCGATGGCACGCTGCGCGCGGTCAGCATTGGCTATCGCGTGCATCGCTATGACCAGCGCCCCGATCCGGTGAGCGGCGAGATGATCTACCGCGCCGTAGATTGGGAACCTTTCGAGATTTCGATCGTACCCATCCCGGTTGACCGGGATGCGCAAGTGCGAGGCGCGGCGCCGCAGGGCACGCCGTCCTTCGCCATTGAACCCGCCCTGCCTGATGAGGAAATCCCCATGACCGAGACGACGCCGGAAACCCCGGCAGCCCCTCTGGCGCCGCCCGCCGCGTCGCCGCCCGCAACCACCACGGTGGAAACCCCGCCCGATCTTGAGGCACTGCGCAGTGAGGCACAGCGCGCAGAGCGTGAGCGTATCTCCGGCATTGATGGCGCGATTGATGCCGCCCGCGCCCTGGTCGGCACAGAGACCGCCGCGCATATCCGGCGTGAGGCTGTCGAGCGCGGCTGGCACCCGGATCAGGCGCGCCGTTCTCTGTTTGACGCCATGGTGAAAAGTGCCCCACCGCCTGCCGTCCCGGCGCGGCCAGAAACCGGGCCTGGGCATGACTCGCCCTCGGATATCCTGGACGCCATGGCGGAAGCACTCGCCGCGCGCAGTATGCCGGGCTATCAGCCGCAAGGCACGGGGCGCCATGCCGAATTCATGGGCTGGCGGCCCTCGGACATGATCGGCGAATTGCTGAGGGTTCGCGGTGAACGCAATGTCCCGCGCAACCCGACGCTGTTGGCCGAACGTGCCTTTCACACGACCTCCGACTTTCCGCTGCTGCTCTCGGCTGCGGCGAACAAAATGCTGCTAGCGGCCTATCAGCCAGCAGCACCAAGCTATCGGCAGATCTTCCTTCGGCGCGATTTCCGCGACTTCAAGCCACATCGGCATTTGCGGGTGGGTGATTTCCCGACCCTCATGCCGCTGATGGAGAATGGTGAAATCCAGGCTGGCACCATGTCGGAAAGCCAGGAAATCGTCCTGCTGCAAACCTTCGCGCGACGCATTCGCGTGACGCGGCCCATGCTGGTGAATGATGACCTGGGTGCCTTCACGGATTTTGCTGCCGCCATTGGTCGGCGCGTGGCGGATTTCGAGAATGCAACGGCCTATGCGCTGCTCAATCAGGCGAATGGCGATGGCCCGACACTGACCAATGGCCCCGCTGCGGTATTCGGCACGGCCGCCGCGCGATTGAATAAGGCGGCCGCAGGCAGTGCGCTGGACATCAATAACCTTGCTGCCGGTCGTGCTGCGATCCTGCGGCAAAAGACGCTGGATGGCCTGCCGATTTCGGTCGGCAATGCCATGAAGCTGCTGGTGGGCCCGAGCCTTGAATTGCCCGCGCGGCAATTGACGGTGAGTGTTGGCGCCACGCAGATCAACCAAACCAATATCTATGCCGGCTTTGTCCAGCCGCTGGTCGAACCGCTGATCCCGAATAATCGCTGGTACCTGTATGCCGATCCGCCCACCGCGCCGGTCTATGTCTATGGCTATCTGAATGGTGCCGAGGGACCGCAGGTCACCACTGGCCCGGTTTCCGGCGTGGATGGTGTCGAAGTCAGCGTGATCTTCGACTTCGGCGTTGGCGCCATTGATTGGCGCGGGGCTTGGTTCAATCCGGGCGCCTGATCACCGGTCGTGGGACCTGCCGATGCCGCAGCGCCGCCGGCAGGCCTCAGCGCAGCGGCACAATGCCAGGTAGCGCGCGGACCCGTGCGATCCAAGCCGATACGGCGGGCCAGCGCTGGAGGTCGAAGCCACCCTCGTCGGCCACATGCGTGTAAGCGAACAGTGCCAGGTCAGCGATCGTCGGGTCGGGCTCCGTTAGCCAGTCGTGCCGCATCAGCCGTTCCTCCATCACCCCAAGCGCGCGCTCTCCGCCCTCGCGGCAGCGCTCGAGCCGCTCCACCTCGGCTTCGGTGGTGCGGAGGTAGGTCCGAATGTTGCGTGCGACCGCGATGTAAGGCTCGTGGCTGTATTGCTCGTAGAACAGCCACTCGAACACCCGGGTGCGGGCCAGACCAGGTGGCGGCAGCCAAGGCGTGCCCTCGGCGAAATGCGCGAGGATGGCGTTTGACTCCACAAAGACGTTGCCATCCTCAGTCTCCACCACGGGCACCTTGCCCATGGGGTTGCGATGCAGGAAAGCCGGTGTGCGGGTTTCACCCCCGTTCGTGTCCACCTCCACCCAACGGATGGGATGGCCTGTGAGCCTCAGGATCTGCACCGCTTTCCAGCAATTGCCCGACGGGGTCATGCCGTAAACCGTCGCCATGCTCGCCTCCTACGCGGACGCGCTTCGGATGGACGAGGTTAGGGCGCGTCAACAGGACGAGTCAACCCGGCGAATTGCAGACCAGCCATACCCGATGCGCCGTGCCGGACGCGGCGCCAACCACCTCCGTACTCAAACCATAGCCCCGTTATCATGAAAGCTTTCATCCAGCTGCGCGACAGCCTAGCGCTGGCCGTCACCTATGCGGGCGGCGTCACTCCGGCCAAGGTGTCCTGGTCGGCGTGCTCTCCGGCGTGGATGGTGTCGAGGTCAGCGTAATCTTCGACTTCGGCGTCGGCGCCGTTGATTGGCGCGGGGCTTGGTTCAATCCGGGCGCCTGATCGCTCCCAACCCCTTTCATCATCGTAATTTCGCAACGGGCGTCCTTCGGGACGCCTGTTGCGTTTCAGGAGGTTCTTGCAATGCGTAACTTCATCCAGCCGGGCAATAGCCTGGCGATTGCCGTGCCCTATGCGACCGGCGTTTCCGCCGGTCAGGGTGTTCTGGTCGGTGCGCTGTTCGGCGTCGCCGCCGTGGATGGCGTGCAGAACGCCATGATCGAGGCCGCGACCACGGGCGTGTTCGACCTCACGAAGGAACCGGCGCTGGCCATCGGCGCCGGCGTGCGCGTGTTCTGGGACAATACCAACCGGCGCATTACCGCGACCGCCGCTGGCAATTTCCAGGTGGGCATCTCCACCCAGGCCGCGCTGGCTGCCGATGCCACGGTGCGCGTCTGGCTCAACCGCGTCCCGGCGGCAGGGGCATGAGCATGGCCAGTCTGCTGCTGCGCGATCATGAACGCCTGCAAGGCGTGCATCCCCATCTGGTGCGCGTGGTGATCGAGGCGCGCAAGGCCGCGCCCTTCATTGTGCTGGAGGGGCTGCGCTCCCGCGAAAGGCAAGCCAAGCTTGTCGCGCTTGGTGCATCGCGAACCATGAACAGCCGGCACCTGACGGGCCATGCCGTGGACCTCGGCTATTGGCTCGATGATGGCGATGGCGTGCCGGAGAATGGCGAAATCCGTTGGGACTGGCCGCTTTACGCGCAACTCGCTGCAGCCATGAAGGGTGCAGCACAGAAGCTTGGCGTTGCCATTACCTGGGGCGGTGATTGGGCGAGCTTCCCGGATGGCCCGCATTTCGAATTGGAACGGGGGAAATACCCATGATCGGCGCATTGCTGGCCGCCCTGGTGCCGATCCTGGGGGATGCGCTGAAACGGCTATTCCCCGATGCCGAGGTACGGCAGCGTGCCGAGGCGGAACTGAACGCCGCCCTTCTCGCGCGCGCTGGTGAATTGGAAAAGGCCGCCGCCGATATCATCAAGACCGAAGCGCAATCGGAACATTGGCTCGCCGCCTGCTGGCGTCCGCTGATGATGATCACCTTTGGCATCTTGATCGTGCTGCGCTGGCTCGGCTGGTCGGCGCCTGGGATCAGCGAAGCGGAAGCGCTGAAGCTTTGGGGGATCGTCGAGATCGGCCTCGGCGGTTACGTCATTGGCCGTTCTGCTGAAAAGACGCTGCCACGCATTGTGGAAGTGCTGAGGCGATGAGCGCCTTTGATGCCGCCATGGCGAGCCTCATCGCTGATGCGCATCTCGGCGTGGATGCGCAGTATCGCCAGGGCGGCATCGGCGCTCCGGTCAGCCTGCGCGTGCTGCGTTCCTCGCCCGACCGGCTGGCGGATGCTTTTGGCACAGAGGTTATCTCAGCCAGCGATATTCTCTCGCTCGCCATCGCGACGGTGCCCGACATCATGGCGGGCGACACCTTCTCAATCGGCGGCGACGTGCTCACCGTCCGCCATGCCGAACGCGACGCCAGCGGTACGGCTTGGCGCATCTTTTGTCAGCGATAGGCACATGCCATGAGGCTTGGCGTGCAGCTTGTCGGTGATCTCCGAAAAATGCTCGCCGAGGAACTGCGCGCGGGCGAACGCGCCGCCATGGCCGCGATCCGCACCGAGACTGCCGAGGTCAAAGCCGAACTCCGCCAGCAAGTGACCACCGCCTTTGCCGGCAATGCGCGCGGCATCGCCAATGCCTGGCGGTCCATGGTGTTTCCGCGCACGGGCCAGTCACTCCGTCCCGCCGGGCTGGTCTTCACCAAAGTCCCCAAGGTGATTGATGCTTTTGAGCGCGGCGCGTTGATCCGCGCCAAGGGCGGGCGGAAGTTCCTCGCCATCCCCACCGGCTTTAACGCCGCGCGTGGCAGGCGCGGGCGGGGCGAGAAAGGCATGCGCGTGACGCCAGCGCAGATGGTGGCCTCGGGCCAGGCGTTTTTGCGGCCCTTCAAATCAGGGCGCGGCTTTGTCTGGTGCCTGCCACTCCGCGCCGGGGAACAGGCCGGGCGACGGCGGCAGCGCCTGCGCTTGATTGCTGGCGGCGTCACCGAGGTCGGCACCGCCCATCGCCGAGGGCGGGAGGCCTGGGCGCGCGGGCTGCTCGCGCGCGGCATGGTGCCGATGTTCCTGCTGCTGCCCCAGGTGAAGCTCACCAAGCGGCTCGACGTAAAGGGCGCGGCAGAACGTGGCCTGCGCCGTCTGCCCGGGCGTTTTGTGGCGGCCTGGGCCGCAGAGGCTGGGAGGCCGCGATGAGCCTACGCGAAGCCGCCCTGACCGCCCTGTTCGCGCGCCTGAACGCCAGCCTGGCGGCACGCAACCCAGCGCCCGTGATCCGCCGCAATGAAACCGTGCCGCAGCGCCTACCCGCGGGCGGGTTGGTGGTGCTGCGTGATGGTGAAACTGTCTCGGAAACGGCGATCCTCTCGCCGCTGGCCTTTGCCATTGAACACCGCGCAGAAATCGAAGTGCTGGCGGCGGATAATGCGCTGTTGGATGCGCTGCTGGTCGCCATCGCCGCTGCTATCACCGCCGATCCCATGCTGGGTGGCGTGGTGGAATGGGCGCAACCCGGCAGCGCGGATATCGAGGACATTGAATTCGAAGGCGCGGCCAGCGCGCGAGCCGCAAGCCTGCCTGTCGCCTTGTTCTTTACTGCCACCGGCTCCCCGCTGGCCTGATCGCCTACCAGGAGAAACCCCATGCCCCGTGCCATTGGCGCGAATGCGCGCCTGCTCATGATTCCCGAGGCCAGCTATGGCACTGCGCCAAGTGGCAATTGGCGGCGCATGCCCTTTCTGTCCTGCAATCTGGGCGCGGAGCAGCCGCTGCTGGATGCGGATGTGATTGGCATTGGCGGTAATCGAGACACTGGCGCGCCGCTATTGGATACGGTGACGGTGGCGGGCCAGGCAGTGGTGCCGATTGACCTGATCAATTTCGGGCATTGGCTGCGGTTGCTATTCGGCCCGCCGACGACCAGCGGCACGAGCCCGAATTTCATCCATAGCTTTGGCTCGGGCCTTGCGGCGCTGCCTTCCAACAGTATCGAAATCGGCTATCCCGATGTGCCGAATTACGATGTTTGCACGGGCGTGCGCGCTGATACGCTGGAGATGGATTTCACGCCCACCGGTGCTGCCAGCGCGACAATTGGGCTGCTGGGCCAGGGATCGCTCCGCGGTGCGGCGAGTTCCGGCGGCACGCCAAGCGGCGCTGTCTTTACCGCCTTTAACAAGGCGCAGGGTTCCATCACGCGCGCTGGTGCGGCACTGGCGCAGGTGACTGGCGCGCGGATCAGCTTTTCGAATGGGATGGAGACGGTACGCACCATCCGCGCTGACCGGAAGGTGGAGGGTGTGGATCCCGGCATTGCGCGCTGCAACGGGCAGATCACGGTGCGGTTTGAGAATACGGTGCTGCTAGCGCAGGCCCAGGGCGGCACGGCCGCGGAATTCGCCATGGCTTTCACGATGGATGCCAATCGCAGCCTGACGATCACGCTGCATGAGGTTTATCTCGCGCTGGCCAAGACGCCCATCGAAGGGCCGGCGGGGGTGGAGGCGAGCTTTGATTTCAGGGCAGCGTTCAACGCGACGGCGGGGCGGATGATGACGGTGGTGGTCAGGAACCAACAGGCGGGGACGGAGTATGGGTGAGACACGGCTATGCGCCTCCTTCGCGTTCAAGGTCCTGTAGCACTTCCGGCAGATCGCGGGCGCCATGAAGGACCCGCAAGATCCTCGGCGGAATTGCATCAGCGCGATAAACCACGATGTAGGGAAAGCCGCGCAGTAGCAGGAACCTTATGTTCTCAGAAGCAAGGTCTCGCCGCTGCTTTCCAAGATTGGGATGGGCGCCGATCAACTGGGCTGCCTGGCCCACCGCAATGCGCAAATTCTCAGCCGCGCTGAGGTTTTCCTGGCTGATCCAGGCAATTGCCTCTCCTAGATCCGCCAAGGCCTCTGGCGATAGGATCGCGCCAGCGAAATTAGTTCGCGGGCTCAGCTTTTTTTCCTCGCGCCTTTCGCTTGCGCGATGACCTTTCGAAGCTCGGCATCTACCTGATCGGCGGTAAGCCAGCCTTTTTCATCAGCCTCACGTTCGACACGCTCCAGCATTTCGGTAAAGGCCGTGCGTCGCGCTTCCTGGTCCGCAAGGAGGCGAAGTGCTGCGCGCATCACCTCACTCACATTGCCGTAGCGACCGGAGGCGACGCAGCGCTCCGCAAAGCCCTCAAGCTCGGGCGTTAGACTCACATTTGGCATCGCTTAGCTCCTGCCCTGAATATGTCATACTTTGACATAACAGGGCTGCATTTCAAGTCTGGAGATTCCCCCATGCTCACCCTCGACCTCCCCGTCGAGCCCTATTGGCTCGCCCTCCCCCGCGGTGTCCGCGTGGAAATCCGCCCGGTCACTACGGCCGTGATGGCCGCCGCCCAGGCAGCCTCCGCCCGCCGCCTCAGCGCGCTGCGAGCGGCAGAGCCGGAGCTAGACCCCGACATGGCCCGCGGCCTCGCCTTCGCCTTCCTGGTCAAGGGGCTGGCCCGCCACTCCATCCTCGCCTGGGAAGGCATCGGCGATACCGCCGGCAAGCCCCTGCCGCTTTCCCCCGATGCGGTGGAACGCCTGATGGATCTGGACGATATCGCCGCCGCCTTCTGGGACCGTGCCACCGCGCCGGTTGCCACAGTGGCCGCCGAGGGAAACGCCTAAGGGCCCGCGCCGCATGGCATTTCGGCAGCGGGCCCGAATATTGTCGCGGCTGCGCGGCCATCGCACGCGATTGCGGCGATAGCTGCCCCTATAGCCAACACGCACCGGTCAGCATCGAGGCCCATGCCTGCTGGGCCGCCGGCACCGCCTGCGCTGAGGCCGGCATGGCCGGCATCACCCTCAACATCGCCAATGCGCTGGCCGCCGCGCGCGATCTCGGCGCGCAGGGTTGGGCTGCTTCGGAAATGCTGATGGCCCTTCGCATCGGCATGGCGGAAGGCATCGCCACACGCGGCAGGGAGGAAACGCCCCATGGCTGACGCCACCCGCCGCGTCTCGGTACGCCTCTCCTTGGATGACGCCGCGCGCGTAAAGCAGGAATTGCGAGAGGTCGGTGAGACCGGCCAACGCTCCCTCGCGCGTATTCAAGGCGGCGCGGAACGTGCTTCCCGCGCATTGGATTTGCTGGATATCGCCGTCCGCGGCGTGCAGATCGCGGGTCTGGCCGCCGGGCTGCGCGCGGTGGTGGTCGCTGGCGATGCGCTGACGCAATCCATGGGGCGGCTCAATACCGCGCTCGGATCGGTGGAACGCGCCGGGGAAATCTATGACCGGCTCTATCAGGATAGCCTGCAAACCGGCGTCGCGGTGCGTGAAAGCGTGGACGCCTTCGCTCGGTTTTCCATCGCCGCGCGAGAGATTGGTGCGACCTCGGATCAGGTCGCAACCCTGGTCGGCGGCTTGCAGCGCATCGCCATTGCCTCGGGCGCCTCGCAGCAGGAAATCTCCTCCGCAACCCAGCAGCTTGCCCAGGCTCTGGCATCGGGCACGCTGCAAGGCGATGAACTGCGTTCTATCCTGGAAGGCCTGCCCACCCTTGCGCAGGCGCTCGCGCGCGAGCTTGGCGTTTCCATCGGTGAACTCCGCAAGCTTGGCTCTGAGGGCAAGCTCACCGCCGATACGGTGTTTCCCGCGCTGCTGGGCGCCGTTGAAAAGCTGAATGGCGAATTTGAACGCGCGCCGCTTTCGGTGGGGCGTGCCTTTGGCCAGCTCACCGTCGCAACTGATCAATTCCTAGCCCGGCTCGATCAGGCCATCGGCCTTTCCAATACGCTGGCCCAGGCGCTGTCCGGCGCGGCGCGCGTGCTGGATGGCGTGCGGCGCGGCTCTGGCCTTTTGCTGCCAACCGAGCAGGAGGCCGCGCGCCGTGCGGATGCTGCGGCACTGCGCGCGCAGATCGCCCGGCTTGAGGCTGAAATCGAAGGCCAAAGCCAGCCCACCGAACCACGGCGCGGCACCATCCGCAGCGGCCTGGTCGGCACCGCGCAGCAGCAGGCCGGCGTCGATCGCGCTGCCCGGCTGGAGGAACTGCGCCGGCAGTACCAGGAGCTGTCGGAGGAGATCACCCGCGGCGAGCAGGCCGCCGGCGAGCGCCAGCGCACCGAGCAGGAGGCCGCGGCTGGCCAAGCCGCCGAGGCCCGCCGCCGCCGCACCGCTGCCGATGCCGAGGAACTGCGCAAGGCGCTGGACGACCGCTTCCGGATCAACAGCGAATACGAGGACCGCGTCCGCCGCCTGCGCGAGGCCGAGGCCGCGGGCGGCATCACCGCCGCCGACCGCACCCGTCTCGAAACCCTGGCGCTGCGCGAGCGCGACGAGGCGCTGCGCCGCATCGAGGGCACCACCCGCCGCGTTGCATCCATCCCGCGCCCCGACCGTGAGGCCGAGCGCGAGATCAACGACATCATCCGCGAGCGTGAGCGGCTGATCCAGAACAACGAGAATGCCCAGGAGCGCTACACCCGGCGCCTCGAAACCCTTGGCCGCCTGGTCGAGCGCTCCGAGCGCATCGGCCGGCCCATCCCCGACGAGACGGTTTCGCGCGAGGCCAATGCCGCGCTGGAGGAGCTGGAGCGCAGCCAGCAGCGCGTGCAGCAGGCGACCGAGCGCACCAGCAACACGGCGCGCGAACTCGGCCTGACCTTCTCCTCCGCCTTCGAGGACGCGATCATCAAGGGCGAGAGTTTTTCCAAGGTGCTGCAGGGCATCCTGCAGGATATCGCGCGCATCGTCGTTCGCCGCACCATCACCGAGCCGCTGGGCACGGCGGTGACCTCCAGCCTCAGTGGCTTTGACTTCGGCTCGATCTTCTCCGGGATCGGCTCCGCCCTGGGCGGGCTGTTCCGCGCCGAGGGCGGGCCGGTCGCGGGTGGGCAGCCCTATATCGTCGGCGAGCGCGGGCCCGAATGGTTCGTGCCGAACCGCAGCGGCACGGTGCTGCCCAACGGCATGGCGCCCGGTGGCCCCGTCATCAATCAGAGCATCACCATCGATGCGCGCGGCGCCGATGCCGGGGTCGAGGCGCGGCTGCGGGTGCTGTCGGCGCAGATCGTGCGCCAGGCCAGTGCGGCCACGCTCGACGCCATCCGCCGCGGCGGCCGCGCCTACGAGACGGTCCGCGGCTGACGCTCAGCGCCGCTGATTAGCTACGAACCCATTGCACGTGGCAGTAGACTACCGGTTCACACCGGCCAATGCCGCTGCTGCACCGCGCTGCAGCAGCGACCAGTCGAAGCCGACCACCAGCGCCCGGTAACCGCGCGCGATCATCGCATTCGCCTGGTCTGGCACGGGCGCTACGCCGCCCAGAACAACGCGGCTGCCGCGAATGGTCTCCTCTAGACGCCCCGCAACAGCCTGCACCTCCGGATGATCTGCACGCCCGCGATGGCCCATGCTCGTGGCGAGATCACCGGGACCAATGAAGGCGAGATCGAGTCCCGGTGTGGCCACGACGTCGGCGATCGTCTCCAGCGCCGCGACGTGCTCGATTGTTGCAATCGACAGCACCTCGTCGTCCGCCCGGTCCTGGTAGTCCCGCGCGGAAAGGCCCCAGCGGGGCGGCGCGTAGAACGGGCCCCAAGCGCGTTCGCCCAATGGCGGGTAGCGAACAGCACGAACGGCGGCCTCGGCGTCCGTGCGTGTTGAGATCAGCGGGAAGCAGACGCCCATGGCGCCAAGATCGAGCGGCACCTTGGCATGCCACGGCGTCGTCGCCGCCACGCGCACCAACGGGACGAGCGGTGTGCCCGCTGTCGCGGCGATCATGGCGTGCGCTTCCGTGGGCCCGATAGGGCCGTGCTCCATGTCGATGACGATGAAGTCTAGACCGGTGGCCGCGAGAATTTGCACCGTCTGCACCGATGGGATCGTCGCGATTGCGCCGAGGGCGCATTGCCCCTGCGCCCAAAGGACGCGCAGGCGGTTGAGCGGTGGGGCACTGCGTTCCATTGGCTTGTTCCTGCGGCAATCCGAAGTCGAGGGTAGTCCCGAAGGGCCTGCACGGTCCAGCATCGGACGGAGACTGACGTGGTCGAACATGCCTGGCCTGCCTTGCTGCGCCCGTCACGGCTGAGCTTCTACCTGCAGCACAACACGCTGCGCTTTGTCTCGCCGGTGACGCGTGCCACCCAGGTGCTGCGGCGCGAGGGCGCACGCTGGGTGGCGGAGGCGAGCTTCGAGCCGCTGGGGCGCGTGCAGGCCGGGGTCATGGACGGGCTGCTGGCGGCACTGGCCGGCTCGGCCAATACGGTGCGCATCTGGGACTGGCGGCGCGAATACCGCACCGGCGATCCGCGCAGCCAGGGCGATGTTCCGACCGGGCCCTACAGCTTCTCGGACGCGACCATCTTCACCGACGGGACCGGGCTAGTGGTGGGATCCGGCAATCCGTCGCTTGCCGCCGGCGCGCCGCGTGGGGCGCTGTCCATCGTGACGCAGGGCTGGTGGCCCAGCACGATCGCGGTCGGCGCCGGCGACTACATCGGCCTCGGTGGGCGGCTCTACATCGCCACCGCCGCGGTCGCTGCCTCCGGCGCGGGCACCGCCACCATCGCCATCGCCCCGCCGCTGCGCGCCGCGGTGGTGGTGGGCGAGCCGCTGATCCTGTCGCTGCCGAGCGTGCAGATGCGGCTGGTGTCGGACGACGAGGCGGCCAACCCAACGAGGCCCGGGCCTTTCGCCGCCGTCACCATCCGCCTCGAGGAAGCATTGTGATGTCCGGCACCCCGCGCCTCAGCAACCAGGCCGCGGCCGCTGCCACCGCGCCGATCGCGACACCGGTGGTTCTGGTCGAGCTCGACTTCGCCACCGGCCCCTTTCGCGTCTGGACGGGCCTCGGGCCGCTCGACTGGGCGGGGAAAGTCTTCGAGGGCGCGGGCAGCATCTGCGCCATCTCCGATGTGGAGGAGACGGTGGAGCTGCGCGCGGTGCGGCTGACGCTGGCCCTGTCGCCGGTGCCGCAGGAGGTGGTGGATATCGCGCTGGCGGAGCGCAGCTTTCGGCTCCGTCCCGCGCGGTTATGGGGCGCCTTGCTGGATGCCGAGGGCGCTTTTGTCGCTGATCCATTCCCGCTTTGGGCGGGGCTGATGGATGTCATGGAAGTGACTGATGGGGCAGAGGGACGGATTTCGCTGACCTGCGAAAGCCGGCTTGTGGATCTCGAACGCGCTGAGGTGCGGCGCTACACGTATGCGGACCAGCAGGCGGAATATCAGGGCGACCGGTTTTTCGAATATGTCCCCGCCTTACAGGAGGCCGAGATACGCCTGCCGGCGCAGTGATACGGCGGGGGAATTGGTACCCGCCATCACATAAAAATCAAATCAGGCAGCTTCATTCATGGCGCGTCGTGCGGCGCGTGCCAGAAAGGCGCTGCGGCTTAGCCCTTGGCGTCCAGCTTCCTTGTCCACCTCGGCCAGCACGTCCTCCGGCAGGGTGATATTCACGCGCACGGCGCGGGCGTGCTGCGCCGGTGCTTTGACCAGAAAGGCCACCGCCTCGCGATGCGCGCGTTCCGCCATTACCGTTTCCAGGGTTGAAGCTGCGGGGATGGTTTCACCATCCTCGATCATGCCTTCGATATGCAAAGCAAGCGCTTCAACCGCTGCCGCGCGCGCTTCATCGAGGGTTTTGCCGGCAGAAATACAGCCGGGAAAATCCGGAAAGGAAACGCCGTAGTCACTGCCGGGTTCCTTATGGATCAGGGCGATGTATTCCGACATGGTGGTCACTCCATCCTGAGGCCGGCTTGT